CATAGACGAATAAGGTGCAGGACTACTTGTTATTGTTATTGCCATTGATTGCTTGTTTGATTTGAATTTGCACATCGCCACCTACTGCGATTGCTATATTCTCAATAAATTCTTTATTAAATATTTGTGCTACTGCTCTATCAAAGTAGTATGTAGACCTTAAACCTTTAGTGTGAATGCTTCTTGCTATTGCCCAAGCTAAAGATTTTTTGCCTTGAATAGCCTTTGCTTCAGTTCCAAGCTTTGTATATTTTTTTACCGCAACTGATTTTAGCTTGTTGTATTTTAGCCAGTTTTCTATTGCTAATATATTAACCGCCTTATTTGTTGTCTTAAAAGCATAAGGTGTTTTGTTGTCTGCCTTTGTATTCTTTGTACCTTTTACCCCCTTATTGACAAATCTAAAGTATTTGTCTTGTTCGCTTCCCTCTTCGTAACCGAGGCTCAAAACATAACCATTGCCAAATTTATTAATAATTGGCAAAGCAGGTTCTGCCAACTTACCAGAACTCGTAATGTTTTCGCTATCTAATATTTGGGTAACCCTATCGTTAAAAGCTTTACCATATAAAGCTAAGGTATCTTCTAAAACGGGAAGTTCTCCTGGCTTGTACTTATCAAAGCTACCGCCTAAGCTTTGTATAAAGCTATCCCTTAACGCTTGTATTTGTGCTTTCGATATACTCACGCTAATAAATATAAGGAAGGTCTAAAAATAACTAACCCCACCAAAATTGGCAGGGCTACTTAAGTTTCCTATGTTGCTCTTTATCGTAATCGGCTTTAGCCTTCAGGTAACTAAGTGTATTTAGGAACTGGATTGTTGAAAGTTCATAGCTTTGGTCAACTGTGATATTTTCGTGGTCGGCAACAGATTTGGCGCAATATTGCCATCCAAAGTGCTGCATAAAATTTGAACCGCCTCTTGCGCTGACTCCGGACTCATTCCCTTCGACATCATTTCCTGTATCAAATAAGCCTGAGAAACCTCGATCCAATTTCTGTATACTTGATAAAAAAAAACAACCGAATGATAAACGTGTACAAAGTTCGAGGCTTGTAGGTCGGCTGCATACTCGCTATGCTTTGCCGCATCATAGGTATCGTCTACCCATCTGCCATACCAAGTTTTACGCTGAGGCATAACCATTGAGGCTGCTAACTTATGTAAGTTGTTAATTAAGTCGGTGCTGAATACCTTGCTTTCGATATATCTAGCTGCTTTGATTTGCTGCACATCATAAACAAATCGGTATCGTTTGCCGTTCACTTCCGTGTACTTAACCGGCTTACCTTCAATCTTATCGTCTAAAAAGCTAAGTGTTGCCCTTAGATTATTGAATTGCTGAATAGATAGGCTATCGACCTGGGTGTCTGTTAGATTGTAGATTATACCTACAAGCTTACTCTCTACGTCTAAGTTAGTCCAATCCTTTTCAGGCTTAGTAACTATTGGGTAAATCTGTTGGTACTGCCAAATGGTTAATTCGTTCCAAGTCATTTGTTTTCTTTTTTGTCTTGTTCAAGTATCTTATTGCTTTGATCTATTAAGCGAACCCATACTATTGATATAAGGGTTGCTGAGATTAAAGAACATATTATTGCTACTATCATTTCGTTTGGTTGTACATGTCCCTAACTTCAATTATAGCTAAAATTACTATAATTATTGCGAATGGTAAAAGTATCATTTTAACTGTTTTATAATATATACAAGATGCCCACCTATGTAAGCTACTGCAAACAAAGGTAAGCAAATTGCAAAGAAGTATAATATTTTTATTACTTTAAAGATACGGCTACTGAGGTTGTGCTACTCTTGGCAGGGGGGTAAACTTTTGTAACCTCGCCAGTAACTCCGTTAATAATATCAAGTCCTTGATGCGGAACTTTTTTAAGGAACTCTTCCATATCCTTTTTGGCTTTGGCTGCGCTATTGTACTCGTTCATTATCTCTTCGTATTGTGGGCTTTCGCATTTGCTATAATCGTACTTAACTCCGACCTCGCGAATATTAAACTTTGCACTCATATACTCAAAGTCCTTGCCATTAAGAACGGCTGCTTGTAATACCGCATCTTTATAGTCCTTGTTTGCCTTTAGGGTTTCAAGCATATCCTCTAAGGCTTTAACCTGGAGATGCGTTTTTAACGGATCAAGTTCCCCTGCGTTTAAACGTTGAATTAATTGATAGGTAAACTCAGTCCTTTGTTCTTTTGTTGTTTCGAAGATTTGTTGTAGTTCCATTTTATATTGTTTCGGGTTTGTAATTATCAATATCAAAAAAGCCAATTTCTGACTTATGTTCTGGTTTTCTTAATCTACGTTTAGAAGGTTCGTAACCCTTCTCGTTGCAGTAGGTAAGTATTTCAAGGTAGGTAGCATCAATGTTATTCATCATTATACTAATCGGCTCACTTCCGTAATATTTGTCTATGTATTCTTTTGCGCTTTGTGTCATTGTGTTTAATTAAATAGTCAGTTAATGCTGCCATTACAAAACCTGTTGCAATTAGCAGAAGGCAAATAGTGTAGATCATTTTGAGTAGATGTCTTGTAATTGGCCAATAAGGTAACAAGCTACTAAAAATACGGCTAAAAGTTGTGCGGTTTCTTTTTTCATTGTGTTTGTGTTTTGATTAAATAATAACCAAATATACAAGTTTTTCACAATCCACCAAATTTATTTTTGTAACCTTGTTGCAATTATAGGAAGGCATACCTACCCGTGCCACGTTTAAGGCTAAAGTTCTGCCAAGCCAAAGCCAAGCCTACAACCGCATCATCGTGAAAGCCTGAAGGTGCTGAGTACTTAACTCCGGTTGCCGTGTATTGATACTCAAATACTTCTAACTCCTGGCTTATTATCCCCTCAGGATAGCCTATCTTACCTTGATGTATCGCAGCCTGTAGCCCTTCCATTAGTTGCTGCTTACTTGAACTTGTGAACTTTAAGCCTTGTATCATTACCCCTTCTCTTTGCAGGTCTTCAAGTATCGGGTCTCCAACCCCCGTAGAATCGACAAGGATAGGGCATTTAGGCAGCCTAAGTATAGTTTGCTTGGTATTGTGCCAATCCATTTGGAAGCGGTCAAAATAAGCCACGTTTCCATCTTCGTCTAAGCCTACGATAACAGTCCAATCGACTGACTTTGCCAGATCAATACCATAAGCTACTACCGGCATTGTTGTTACTGGGTGTAAGCATTTGCGTATATGTTGGCTTCCAAAAGGGTTTGCTGCGTTCTCAGCCGGGTTTGCCATATACTCCTGCTCAAACACAACCTCTGGTAATTGCCTACGGGCATCGTCTATTTCCTGTGGGTCTATGTAAGGGTTATCGTATGTAGTGAACTTAAAGCTTTGCCAATCGGGTTCTGCTTTGCTAAACAAACTAAAGAAGTAGTTTTTACCTTTAGGGGTGCTTAAGAATATAGCTTTACCCTTGTAGTCAGTTAAGGTAGGTCTTATTGAGTTAAGCCACCCGTCTTCTAAGTTAGGTATAAAGGAAGCCTCGTCTATTACGGCTAAGTGAAACTTTAACCCTCTAAGATTGTCTAACCTTTCGCCTGTAAAGAAACGTATACTCCCACCTGTTATGAATGTAATTACTAAGTCGCTTTCGTTCTTAGAGTATATCTCTAATGGCAATAAGTCTACTATCTCTTTAAAAAATATCTTGCCTAATTGGTAAGTAGGTGTTATGTAAGCTACACGCTTTTTATTAACCGCAGTTTCTATGCTTATGGTTTGGCTAATCAAGGACTTGCCAAATCTTCTCCCTGCCATCATTACAATAAACCTACTATCGCATTCAATTACTTGCTTCTGCGCTGGGTGTGGGTTATGTAACTTCAAGCCTACTGTCTGCATTATCTATCGTAAGTTATTTTTATCTCACTTACTTCGTGTTTGTTTTCTGACTTCTCTACTAAGCTATTTAATCTCTGAGTTATGCTTGGATTGTATACCCCTGCCATTCCCCCTTCGATTTGGTCTTGCCTAATTGTTTTCCTAATACGCGAACAGATAGTTAAAAAATCTGCGTAAGCATTATTTGTGTTAGCAAAGTAATGGCTTAAATCTCCTATAACCCCTTGATTGTAACAATAGTTCTCAAAGCCTTCTATTGTTAGAGGTCGCTCCCTTAATCTGTAAACTTCATCTCCGTCTTTACCTACGAAATCGTGAACTTTAATTGGATTGCTTTTACAATACTCGCAATACTCAGTAAAGTATTGAAGCATTAACTCTGGTGTTTCTATTGCTTTATGCCTACCCATCTATTTTTGTTTTATAGTGCTGACATATCCTATCCATAACGGATAGATAATATGTGTTAAAATTTTTATACCCTTCGTTGTCTTGTTCGTATGTTCTGTATAAAATACCTCGTAATCTTTGGCTCGGTGTCTTAAAGGTGTCCGGGTCTGCTTTAAGGTTTTCTACTATGTCTTGCTCTTCTTTACTAAACGGCTCTTCTTTGATTGCTAAGTAGCAGAATTGTTGGTTAAGTTGGAATAGGTTAGCTGCATCTTTAGGACTTAGTTCTTGGGTTGCTAAAGTTAGCTTTATTGTTTTGTCTTTGCGTGAGGCTATGCTCTCTACTTGGCTTGATAGTATTATCATAGTATGCCGTTAATTATGTCGTTTGCTTCGTCTATTGCGTCTTCTTGATCTAAGTAAGTGTCTACGTCTGCTATATGTTTGTTAATTAGGGTTTCTGCCATTGAGTAGGTATATCTGCCTATTGTAGTCATATTGTCTCCATTCATACCAGTCTTACATACCGCTAAGAAGTATGCTTTATGGGTTAATATGTACCAAATGGCTTTTAACTTTCTCATCTGCCTTGACCTCTATATGCTTTTTCTCTGGGTGTGTGCTTGTTAAAGGACTTCTTTGCAGAGCCTCGCTTCCTTTTCCCGAATGAAATTTTGTTCTTATTCTCGTTACCTTTTGCCATAATTCTTTGCGTGTATATCTTTTAAAAACTCTTTATATTGTTTCTTGTCTCCGTACTTAATATGGCATTCTCTACAACAACACATTAGGTTTTCTATTACGTCTGCCTTTTTAGTTCCCCCCATTCCCCTCGCTTCTATGTGATGTATGTCAGTTCCTACACCACCACAAACCTCACAAGGAACAAACGATGTAGCGTCATAGCCCATTCCTTGTAAGTAGATTTGCGTGTGTTTCTGCATAGTTTCCCCATTAAATTTTCCGTTGATTAATAAATAAAAAATTTAACTATGCAAATTATTTTCCGTCTATTTCTTTTAGCTTATTAATACTCCACTCAATCCCACTCGTTCCACCCCAAGCGTCCCACATTAACCCACCACAACCTTCGCTATAAGGCACATCTTTATGTTGTTGGTGTCTTTTAAATGAAGCCATACGAGCAATAGTATCTCTACTAATCGGCTCACGATTTGCCAACTGTCTTGCCCTTGCTTTACCAGTTGCTTCTCCGCACGAACCCCAACCATTTTTCTCAGCCCATTCTATTGCCCTCTTTGCGTTGTTAGTTGCTGACTCAGGATAATCGGTATAGCTTTCGGCAAACTTTCCACCTGCCAGAATAGCTTTCCAAACCTTCATAGCTTTTTCCTCGGTATCGTATATGCAAGACCCGTTTCCAATCCGATATTTGCCATTAGAGGCGCATTTTATTACTGGCATAGTTTACTATAAATATACTTTCTATCTAAATTTATCTCGTCAAAGTTATACTTCTTTTGGCAGAACTCAAACAACTTCTGTCCGCTTTCCTTTCGCATATCCGCATCACTTACTAAATCTTTGATGTGTTTGTACCAATCCTTTTGGCTTTTAACGTAGTGAACGGGCATATCAAGGTAAGGATTA